TAAGACTTATGAAGTTTCTATTATCATTATTCGTTTCACTATTTTTTGCACTTCCTGCATGGGCTGTTGATGTTCAAATGGGTGCCAATGGCAATCTCGTTTTTGAACCTGCTGAAGTTTCTATTGCTGCTGGTGAGTCAGTGCATTTTATTAATAATATGCTTCCTCCTCATAACGTAGTTGTAGAGAATCATCCAGAACTCTCGCATGAAGGTCTCGCTATGTTACCAGGTGAAGACTTTGAGGTTGCGTTTCCCGAAGCAGGAGACTATACTTACTGGTGTGCTCCTCATAAAGGAGCTGGTATGATTGGAACAGTTCACGTATCTTAGTTATGACAATTCCATATTATATTGATGATCCTTCTACATTTAATAAAGTAGAAGTTCCACAAGAAATCCTTTTTTATTGTGATGCTGCCACTATCGATGCCAATCGTGATGACTTACGTTACTATGATTGTGTTTCTATGCAAATGGGATATTACGGAAATTCAAAACATGATTTAAAGAAAATGAGAGATAAGTTTTTTGATAATATCCCGATCTATAGTGTTTTTGAATAATGAGTCACGCTGATCACACTACTTTGGAGCATTTATTACTCATGTTTCTTTGTTGTATTGCTGGTTTAGGAATCGGCACCCTATCTATCTGGGGTTATAATCAAGTCAAATAAAAATCATAATCTATGAAAATCTTTTTAGATACCGCTGACACCAAACTGATTGAAAAATATTTTGATACTGGATTAGTAGATGGTGTCACTACTAATCCCACACTAATCATGAAGAGTGGTAAAGATCCTAGAGATGTTTACCAAGACATTAAAGACATTGGTGTTCAAGACATTAGCATGGAAGTTGTTGGTGATTTTGAACAAATGTATTGTGAAGGATACAAACTTGCAAAAGAGTTTGGAAATGTTGCTACTATTAAAGTTCCTTGCACTAGAGAAGGTTTGCACACATGTAAAGCACTTTCTAGGGAAGGCATTAAAGTAAATGTTACATTAATCTTTAGTATGGCCCAAGCAGTTCTTGCTGCTAAAGCGGGAGCAACATATGTCTCTCCTTTTGTTGGAAGACTCGATGATCAACAAGTTGCTGGTCTAGAAGTTGTTCGTGGTATTGCTGATATCTATCGTATCCATGGAGTTAAAACTCAAGTCCTGTCAGCATCAATCCGTAGTGTTCATAGAGCATTGAGATCTTGGTATAATGGTGCTCAGGTAGTCACGATGCCACCTGATGTTTTTGACAAAATGTATGATCATATTCTTACTGACAAGGGACTTGAAATCTTTAACAAAGATTGGGAATCCGTAAATGAAAAAATTTAATGACGAGTTGCAACAAGGCAACGAACTATTAAAAGCAATGGGTAGATTGGAATCATGAGAGCATTAGTTATTTTTGGTGCCACTGGAGATTTATGTAAACGAAAACTTATTCCTGCACTTTACAGTCTCTATAAGAAAAACCTTTTACCAACAGATCTTGTGATTGTAGGATCTGCAAGAAGAGATATTGGAGTAAAGGCATGGAAAAAATCTTTAGGTGAATATCCTGAAGATTTTATGCATCATTTAGATTATCAATCATCCGATCTTTCAGTAATCAAGTCTTTGAAAAATCTGGGTGACTTTGAACACACAACTTATTTTCTTTCTGTACCCCCAGAAAGATATGCTGATTCTGTCATTAACTTAAAAAACGCAGGACGGTTAAATGACCCAGAAAAATCGCGTGTGGTTATTGAAAAACCCTTTGGGTACGATCTTAAATCTGCTAATCATCTACAATCTGTGGTGGCTGGACATCTACGAGAGAAACAGGTATATCGCATTGACCATTATCTCGGTAAAGATACTGTTAATAATATCCTTGCCACCCGCTTTAGCAATATACTACTGGAACCACTTTGGAACAGGCAGTACATAGAAGAAGTTCAGATCTTTGCTACAGAGACTCTGGGATGTGAAGGACGCTCACAATACTATGAGGGTGCTGGAGTGGTTAGAGACATGCTACAGAACCATATGCTTCAGGTTCTAGCATTGATTGCTATGGAACCTCCTTGCAGAAATGATGCACGGGAGATTCGTAGGGAGAAGACAAAAGTTCTTGCTGCAACTAGACTTGGACAAAGACTTGTTTGTGGTCAGTACATTGGATATAAAGATGAAGAGGGCGTAGATCAGGACTCTATTACTCCAACTTTTGTTGCTGGTGATTTATACGTTGATAACTGGCGTTGGGAGGGAGTTCCTTTTCACTTCATGACTGGTAAAAAATGTCCAGTCAATTGTGTAGAAGTTGTTATTAAGTTTAAATCTCCACCTCAAACTTTATTTGATGGTCATGAATGCAATGATCGTATTGTTATTAGACTTCAACCAGATCCTCATTTAGACATGAGGATTGACATCAAAGCACCAGGACTTGAAGATAGGGTTGAACCTGCATTGTTGCAGTATCATTACCCAGTCGAAAAAGCAGTTGATGGTTATGAAAAACTTCTTTATGATGCTATGAATGGAGATCAATCCCACTTTGTTCATTCTGATGAAGTATTAGAATCTTGGAGGATTGTTGATGATCTTTTGTGTGTTGGAGAAAGTTGTCCAATACGAACAATGCCTTATCTATATCATGCTGGTATTTGGGGACCATGGAACAAAGTAGATGGGATTACTAAATGGGATTACCCATTAAAACTTAAGTAGAAGGAAGTATGAAAGTAGGAATGATCGGATTGGGACGGATTGGAAGCACTCTAAACCACTTTCTGAACTGTCACACCACCTCTTTACAGGGGTGGTTTTTATTGTATACTGACTACAGGCAAAACAAACTAAGATGACTTTAATTTCTAAAACTAAATTTGAATGGGGTCTTGTAATTAATACATCTAATAAAACAGTTGATGTAGTAAAATCATCTTATAGAGATACTGTTGTAAAAACATTACCATGGATTGAAGGTTATTCTCTTATGAATATGGTAATATTTTGTGAGGAATGTCGTAAGAAAAGAGGTTATAGTTTCTTAGAGGTGTGCTTGTGCTAACGAATAATCCACTTCCACAACCGTCACAGCACTCCTTGCACGGGGTCTTTTTTATGATAAATATTTTCATCACCCTTAAAAAAAATAATGGCAAAACTTTCAGAAAAGATTACTGATGAGCAGGTTGAAGAGTTTGATCTTAGAAAATCATTAGAACCTATTGAAAGTTGTACGTTTAAACAGGAAGACAAACCTGGGATTATTACTTATCATGACATTGAGTTGAATAAAAAGTATAGGATTAATAATCCAGGTCATAAAGGAACGCATAATCAAATCGTAGAGGTAACCAGTTTCTTATACAAGTGGAACGTTGATGAAATGGAAGAGCAACCTCTTGGTGTTGGAATAAAATTCCAAAAAAATAATAAAAATGGAACTTATTACAAAATATCACATTTAAATCTAATTGATTGACTATTATGAACTTTATTATTTACAGTAAAAATGGCTGCTATTATTGTGATCAAATAAAAAAGGTATTAACGCTTGCAAATATTGAGTATTTGTCTTATGATTTGGGTAAGGATTTTACTAAAGAGGATTTTTATTCTAAGTTTGGATCTGGATCTACTTTTCCCCAAGTGCTTCTAAATGGAAATAAACTTGGAGGATGTACGCAAACACTCAAATATATAAAAGAAAACAACCTTTTTTAAATGTGGAACAAGAAGTGTATTACGACGTAGAAAAATCTATTGATTACGCTTTTGAGGGAAAGTTCGTTATGAAGTTTTATGATTATTTGAAGCTTCGTAAAACTTTAAAACGAGAAGTTGAAGAGTTTATTTCAAGTGAAACTGCACAAAGTATTTCTTATATGATTAATGATCTTGAAGAATATATTAAAGGCGGTGCTGACGAACAACATAAACAACTTCGTGAGGGATATGGACATATCCCTAAACCACAAGCGAGAAAAATTAAAACTTATCTTAGTGGCATATTAGAAGATGCGGAGAAGTACAACTATGAGAAGAGGAGAGGAAGAAGAAAAAAGGCAACTAAATAGTACAGATGATCCTTTAGAGATTAATAAAGGATTTGAGTTAATGCTAAAACGGAACAGGAGGGAATCACCTAAGCCTAAAACCTTTCAAGTTAGGTTTGGTAAGATGATATCTCTCTTCCGAAGAGAGATTCATTTTAACTTCAACCTAGAACTTGATATTAAAAAATCAAAGTAACCTCAGGGGTAAAGTAAATGGAACATGCATTAGTGCTCACCATGTCTGTAATGATGACCTTGCTATTTTTCTTAGTTGGTGGTATAGTAGGTTGGATCGCAAATAGAGTTTATCTAGAAAATCAACCAATCAATATGCATCCCGAGTTTTTTGATCAAAATGGCAACATTATTCCAGATGAAATCCTAGCAGTACGTTTTGAAAATGACTATGACACAGAAGACTACAACAACGAAGACTAATCGAAAAAAACCACAGGTACAACCTACTAAGTTAGATCCAAACTGTTTTCAGCATGAGATTCTAGATCTAGTAAGCAATCAAAGGAGTGCCAGTAAAAAAATCCAATATTTACAAGAGTATCGTAACCATGCTCTTGTATCTATTTTTATTTGGAACTTTGATGATTCTGTAGTAAGTCTTCTTCCTCCTGGAGAAGTACCGTATGCTGATATTAAAGAAATGAGTTCGGTTGGAGGCACTCTTTCTGATTCTGTTAATAGACAACTTAGCGGACAAGGAAAAGGTGTTGGGTATAATGGAGTTGATGGTGATGTCCGTCAAGGAAGAACTTCATTGAGAAACGAATACGATAAACTTTATAACTTTGTAAAAAATGGCAACAAAACATTGTCATCTATTCGTAGAGAGACTATGTTTATCAACATGCTTCAAGGATTGCATCCAAGTGAAGCAGAACTTTTATGCTTAGTGAAAGATAAAAAGTTGACTGACAAGTATAAAGTTACTTGGCAAAATGTAAAAGACGCTTATCCAGATATTCGATGGGGAGGTCGTTCTTAATATAAAACTGATTTATAGTATTCATGGCAAATAAAATTAATTCAAATGACCCATCATCATATGGCTGTCAGATTCTCCTTGAAAAAACAACAATCGAACAAGCAAAAGATAAATCTTTTCCAAATGATGCTCGATTGATTTGGTATATTGTAGATGGAGAGCAACATATAGATCTGACAAGATGTAAAAAAAATGCAGATCTTTTTGACTTTTATTATGACAAATATGGAAAAAACTCCATTCAAAAAATAGATTTTGGGTATGGTGGTATGAATCCAAAACTTTGGGGAAATACAAATAAATCTAAAAAAAGTAAAAAAAATGAGTGAAGGATTTAAAGATGAAGAAGTTGAAATCGAAGTTCAACTTAATAAAAATGAAATCGATAAAATCTTGAAAAAATATAAGAAAGCAAAAAAATATATAAAGTCTTCTTTATATGAAGTTAAAAAAATAAGTGGAACTGAAACCTACATAACTAATCTTATTAAGGAAGCGGAGGATAATCCTTTGTAAATGGGAAAACATTTTTTGTTAAATCTTTATGGATGTCCATTTAAACTTTTAGATGATCCAGTTATTTTGATAGATTTATTAGAAAATGCTGCTTATGTTAGCGGTGCTCATGTCATTCAAAGCATTTATAAAAAGTTTAAACCTCAAGGCGTAACAGTATTGACTTTACTTTCAGAAAGTCACATTAGCATTCATACATGGCCTGAAGATGGAAATGCTGCAGTTGATATCTTTACTTGCGGCGATTCTAATCCAAAGATTGGGTGTGACATTATTGTCCAACAACTATGTTCAACCAGTCATACATTAAGTTATATTGAACGCTGACTAAAATCGACTTTTAAATCCAAAAAAGTCGGAAAAAAAATCCCAGCAAAATTTTGGTCTGTAGGGTCGAAGTAAAATTTTATCCTCCCACTTGACTAAATAATACATGAGATCTATAATGACTCATACGTTCATCAGAGGTATTGCCTCTGACGCAAGTAAGTCGCGGAACGGAGCGTAAGCAATTAGAATGATTTATTGCACTTACTACTCGTCGCTGTAAAAAATCACTCTAATCGTTCATCCCATGATTGATCTTTTACTCTATATTTCTATTTCCTGTCAAGATGCTGCTGATGTGATCAGTCGTGTCAATGAAAATGATAATGTGAGTAAAACTATTCAAACTGAGGTTATTGAAACCTTAAAGGAAGCAACACCTCAGTGTGATTGGGACGCAAACGACTGAAGGAACGGCGTTTTAACAAACCCATCCTTTAGGAGACCTACAATGAACACACTTAACCTCATTCGTAATCAGATCAAGAAAGCAGCAGCTCTTCATGATGCTCAAATCGCTGCCACCACTTACCGTGGTGTCCGCTATGAGTGTCAGCAAGGAACTGATGAAGTACATGGTACTTTCTGCTATCGTGGTCACACTTATAATAAATGAGTTACTTGTAAACGTATGGAAGAGGGTTCTTGACGAACCCTCTTTTTTTATGTAAAATATGAGAGGTTCTACTATGAAAATGGACAAAGAAAAAGTATCACTTATCGTCAAAAATATGGAATCTCTTGTTCGACTCTTAAAGATCGAGATTGAACAAGAAGAAAAAGAATATGCCCCACTTTCTTCTACTGCTTATGAAGATATATTTTCAGATTATAAAAAGGGTTTTGTGGATTCCGAATATGAACCAGATTATTATGAGGAACCATAATGGGAATGTATGAATCTCTGAACTGCTTTGAGGAAGCACTAAAACATTTTGGTACTAGGGTAGAAATGATTACTGCTATGGAGGTAGCAAAAAAGTTGTCTGCCGAAGATGCATATCAAATGATAAAGAATGAACTCAAAGAAGTTAAAAAATGTCGTAAACTATTCAATAAAGGAAATAAAGATGAATGTTCGTCTGATTAGTGTTACTCCCGACGCGGAGAAAACAATGGGTTATGTTGCTCGTGTCAGTAACCCTTCTAACCAAGAGAATCCAAAGGTTGCGGGTCTTCTTAAGTATTGTGTAAATCACCAGCATTGGAGCGTCTTTGAGCAGGCATTCATGACGCTTGAGATTGAGACTACCCGTGGACTAGCAGCTCAAATCTTGAGGCATCGTTCGTTCACATATCAAGAGTTCTCACAACGGTATGCTGATAGTTCTCTTCTAGGAGATACTATTCCTCTTCCTGAACTACGCCGACAAGATACCAAGAATCGTCAAAATTCTATTGATGACATTGATCCTTTCATTGTGCAGAAGTATGAGATGTTGATGCAAGATCATTTTAAGAGAGGAATGGATCTCTATCAAAAGATGCTTGATGAAGGAATCGCAAAAGAGTGCTGTAGATTCGTTCTTCCACTGGCGACTCCTACTCGTCTTTATATGGCAGGTAGTTGCAGGTCTTGGATCACATATATTGCACTCCGAGAAAAAAATGGAACGCAAAAAGAGCATATGGATATTGCTAAAGAATGTAAAAAAATCTTTGCCGAGCAATTTCCTATCTGTACAGAAGCACTTGG